AGCGCGTTAATCACGGGGCGGGATTCTCAAGAACGACCGCAGACGGCCCGGAGGCGAACGACACTTCCGCCCCGAGCCTGTTCAGCGAGTCGATGGCATTGGAGAAGCCGAGCGCCCATACTGAAATGCGCCCGTCGTCTTTCATGTACGGCGCGGCTTCAAGTAACGCCCCATACAGATACGCATCGGGCGCAAGGGTCAGCAGCCAGTTCGTTGAATTCGACGCCAGCGCCGGAATGTTGGCGCGGTACACCATCTCAAGCTCGTATTCCTGCCCCGGCGTCGGGATCAGTTCGATTTCGTCGTCAATGATCGTGTAATAGGCGGGCTGCGCCGTGACGTTGGCGAGGCCGTAGCGCAGCGTTTCCGCTTGCGTCGCAGTGACATATTCAAGCCCAGGCTTCCCGGTAACGCCCGACAACCGAATGCGCCGCATCGTCTGGAAATTCGACGGCAGCGTGATGAATTCCGGCTCGT